AAGGCGACCACAACGACTGGTCAAGACTGTCACAGGAAATGATTGACTACTGTAAACAAGACGTAGCAGTCACCGAAGCAGTACACCAGCGGTTGACCAAGGACATGGCAGACTTTGACCAGCAGTCTATCGACTTGGAACATAAGGTTCAGTACGTAGTACAACAACAGGAACAAAACGGATGGCTCCTAGATCAGTACTTATGTATGGACTTATTAGCAACATTTAAGGAGAGAATGAATGCAATTGAAGAAGAACTACAGGAGAAGTTTCCTCCTATTATACACGAGAGGTGGTCTGATAAGACGGGTAAACGCCTTAAGGACAAAGTTGAAGTCTTCAATGTCGGCTCGCGTCAACAGATTGCGAAGAGACTGTCGGGGCTGGGTGTGGTCTTTGAAAAAGTCACAGAAAAGGGCAATGCGATCGTTGACGAGGCTGTACTAGCCACCATCGACCTTCCAGAGGCTAGGTCCGTCAGTGAGTACTTGATGCTACAAAAGAGATACGCGCAGGTACACTCATGGATGGAGCATGTACAGGACGACGGAAGAGTCCACGGTCGTGTCATTAGTAACGGTGCTGTAACTGGACGAATGACACACCAGAGTCCCAACATGGCACAAGTACCAGCAGGACACAGCCTATACGGTAAAGAGTGTCGCTCATGCTGGACTGTACCAGAGGGTAAGAAGCTAGTAGGTTTCGACGCTAGTGGCCTTGAGCTACGAATGTTGGCACACTACATGGACGACAAGGAGTTTACCAATGTCCTCCTCACCGAAGATATACACACAAGAAATCAACTGGCTGCAGGGCTTGAAACAAGACCTCAAGCTAAGACTTTCATCTACGCTTTCCTGTACGGAGCCGGAGACGCAAAGATTGGAACCATCGTTGGTGGAAGCGCAAAAGACGGCGCACATCTTAAACGAAGATTTCTATCAAATACACCTGCTCTTGAAAGTCTACGAGAACGAGTTGGTCGAGCATCTGGGCGAGGCTATCTCACAGGACTTGACGGACGAAGACTTAGAGTTAGATCTGAACATGCTGCATTGAATACGTTGTTACAGGCGGCAGGAGCCATCGTGATGAAGAAGGCCCTAGTCATACTGGACGACTACGCACCGCAGTGGAAACTAGACTACAAATTCATAGGGAACATACATGATGAAGTACAGTCGGAGGTGGCTACAGACCAAGCAGAGAAATTCGGTTGGCTTGCAGTCGAATGCCTCAAGGCGGCAGGGGTTCACTTTAACCTCAGATGTCCCCTTGACGGAGAGTATCAAGTTGGAACAACATGGGCAGAGACACACTAATGGAGCAGATCAGTTTTCTAGAGGATGACCACTACGATCTAGGGGACGGTGTAAAGGAGTGCAGTAAGTGCAAGTACGTGCTCCCTTTGGAATCCTTTAGTAGGCACTCAGGAGGAAACTATCTTAGACCAGAGTGCAAGAAGTGTAATAACGAACTGTCAAAGGTACGTGAAAGGCTTAAGGAGAAGCACGGCACCGCACCGGACAACTATACTTGCCCCATCTGCTTAGGCGACGAGGAAAGTGTTAGTGGCAGAGGCAACACGAAAAATGGATCGTGGGTCTTAGACCACTGTCATGACTCAGAAGAGTTTAGAGGATGGTTATGTCATAAGTGTAACAGGTCACTAGGAGGTTTTGATGACGATGTAAGCATGTTACAAAGAGCGATCACCTACTTAGAGGAATCTAAATGAAAAAGAACACATACAACCTAGTCTCTGACATCTATCAACTGATGGAGACAAAAGAAGTAGCAGAGGGCGTAGACTTTGACGCTTGCGTTGAGAAGTTTGGAGAGAATGTCAAGGAACTTATGCGTAACGAGTTTGGTGGCAAGAAGAGGGACGGACGTAAGCTACGCATGTCTAACATAGGACGTGACGACCGTTACCTCTGGAACGTCTACAACGACGTAGAGAAGTCCGACGACATACAAGGGCACACCTATGTCAAGTTTCTTTACGGCCACCTTATCGAAGAGATGCTGTTGTTTTTAACCAAAGCGGCAGGACACGAGGTTACAGATGAACAGAAGAAGTGTGAAGTCAATGGCATTACAGGGTCTATGGACTGCAAAATCGATGGTATTGTCACAGATGTTAAGTCTGTGTCAACGTATGGGTTTAGGAAATTCAAAGACGGCTCTTTGGCTTATGACGACCCGTTTGGATACATCGGTCAAATTAAGGGATATGCGTATGCGGAGGGCGCTACTAAATTCGGATGGCTCGCGATGGACAAACAGAACGGACACCTAACGTACCTCATGTACGACTCTGAGGACACTCAGGCTCCTGTCTATGACCTCATTAGTTATGACATCAAGGAGCGCATTGACCACGTAAAAAAGCTAGTGGAGCAACCAACCCCACCCGACGTATGCTACGAGCCTATCGCCGATGGAAAGAGTGGAAACCAGAAACTCGCCGTAGGTTGCTCATACTGTGCATACAAAAAGGAATGCTGGCCGTCCGTTCGCGCCTTCGCTTATTCTACCGGTCCACGTTATTTAGTAGAGGTACACAATGAGCCGAAAGTCCAAGAAATCACCATTTAGAAGCACGTTTGAAGAAGATGTCGCCAAAATACTACAGGAGTTTAATTATGAGCCTTTCACTATTCCTTACACTATCTCTAGGAGCTACCGTCCTGACTTCGTTGATGCTAGCGGTTTATATCTTATTGAGTGCAAAGGATATTTCAGAGATGGAGACACCAAGAAATACACCAGCATCAGAGACAGCCTCCCAGAAGGACAAGAGTTAATCTTTGTTCTGATGCAACCTAATAAAAGAATACGTAAGGGTGCCAAAATGACTATGGCACAATGGTGTGACAAAGAGAAAATACTATGGTATAATATAGAGACACTACAGGAGTTGATTAGTTATGTCACTAACGCTAGAGGAAGTTAAGGAACGCCTCTTGAAAACCTTTGATCCAGACGACCTACTGGAGGCCCTACAGATAACCTCAGAACAGATTCTGGACAGGTTTGAGGACAAGCTAATCAATAGACTGGACGTGTTTGAACAAGAGCTAGAGGAGGAAGTAAATGAGTATTAACGAAGCGACTCCACAAGAGTGGGACTATGCGAGTGCGTTGAGTAAGTTGTCTATCAGGAAAACACCAGACCCTGTAGAGCAACCTGACCACTACAACAACGGAGCAATAGAAGCTATCGAAGCAATCAAAGCGTCCATGCCTGAGCAAGAGTTCAAGGGCTATCTCAAGGGTAACGCATTGAAGTACCTCTGGCGATACGACTACAAAGGCAAACCAGTAGAGGACTTACGTAAGTGTCGCTGGTATATTGAACGACTAATTAAGGAAATGAATTAATGGACGCATATCAACAGTACATACACAAGTCACGCTACGCTCGTTACCTACCAGAGGAACAGCGTCGGGAGACTTGGGAAGAGACAGTCAACCGGTATCTTAACTACTGGTGTGACCGTGTAGAACTAAACGAGTTTGACCAGTCAGAAATATTCAACGCAATACATGAGCTGGACGTAATGCCGTCTATGCGAGCACTGATGACTGCTGGTGAAGCTCTTGACCGTGACAACGTAGCTGGCTTTAACTGTAGCTACCTACCTATTGACCACCCCAAAGCGTTTGACGAGATGATGTACGTACTCATGTGTGGTACAGGAGTAGGCTACAGTGTTGAGCGTCAGTACGTTAGCAAGCTACCTGAAGTAGCAGAGGAATTCCATGATACCGATACCGTTATACACGTCGCCGACAGCAAAATTGGATGGGCTAAAGCTTACAGGGAACTTATTAGCTTGTTGTATTCAGGCCAACTTCCAAAATGGGACGTGTCTGGAGTACGACCTGCAGGGGCATCCCTTAAGACCTTCGGAGGTAGAGCATCTGGTCCAGAGCCTCTTGTCGATCTGTTCAACTTCACAGTCAGCGTCTTTCGGGAGGCTTCTGGACGTAAACTTAGCTCCATCGAATGTCATGATCTCTGCTGTAAGATTGCACAGATCGTCGTCGTCGGAGGTGTACGCAGGTCCGCTCTCATCAGTCTGTCTAACCTCACTGACGATAGACTCCGAAGATGCAAGTCAGGCCAGTGGTGGCAAGATAATCCTCAACGAGGACTAGCAAACAACAGTGCTTGTTATACAGAGAAGCCAGACTTCGAGGCATTTTTAAATGAGTGGAAAAGTTTATACGAGTCCCGTTCAGGAGAGCGAGGTATGTTCTCTAGAGTCGCAAGTCAAAAGCAAGCTGCAAAGAACGAGCGACGAGATGCTTCCTATGATTTTGGAACTAATCCATGTAGCGAAATCATCTTACGGCCTAACCAATTCTGCAATCTATCAGAAGTTGTTGTCAGGGCAACCGATACGCTCTCAGACCTTAAACGAAAAGTACGTGTTGCGTCTATCCTTGGAACTCTACAGGCTACCTTAACCGACTTCCGCTATCTACGTAAGATCTGGCAGAAGAACACAGAGGAAGAAGCACTACTAGGAGTGTCATTAACAGGGATCATGGATCATCCAACCCTATCAGGAAGGAGAGATAAAGGTGTACTCAAAACGTGGCTTACTGAGCTTAAAGAAGAGGCTGTTAAAACTAACGCAGAATGGGCTAACCGTCTTGGCATTAATACTAGTACTGCCATTACTGCTGTTAAGCCTTCCGGCACTGTTAGTCAGTTGGTGGATTCTGCGTCTGGCATCCACCCTAGATACTCAGATCAGTACATTAGACGAGTTAGAGCGGACGCCAGAGACCCACTCTGTGAAGTCTTAGAGGCGGCAGGAATCCCTGTAGAGGACGACGTAATGTCACCCACTACTAAGGTATTCAGCTTCCCTATAAAATCCCCTGACGGGGCTGTGGTGGCCTCTGAAATGGGTGCAATGGAACAACTTGAGCTATGGGAGATTTATCAGGACTTTTGGTGTGAGCATAAGCCGTCCATGACATGCTACTACCGTGATGATGAATTCCTTGAGGTAGGCCAGTGGTTGTACAATAAGTTCGACAAGATTAGTGGAGTGTCGTTCCTCCCTTATTCCGAACATACGTACCAACAGGCTCCTTACGAACCCATAGACTTAGAGACTTATAAGAAGCTTAAGGAGGAATTCCCAGAGACGATTGATTGGAACATCTCTGAGAACTCCGACATGACAGAAGGGTCTCAGCAGTTGGCTTGTACGGGCAATAACTGCGAGTTGTAAACTACAGGGGCCTTAGCGCCCCTTTTCTTCATCCTCCCCTACGAAACGATTTCCTACAAGCATACCTACTCCTGTATTCTGCAATTGCGCTCCTCTAACGGCTCTAGGGTCGGCCTCAAGGCTAGCAACGTCCTCAACAATACTCTTATAACCAGTGCCTCTAGCAGCAACCTCCTGTCTAGCCGGTATATCAACAACACCTGCAATAGTAGATCTTGGTTTTGCTGACTTCAGGTCAAAAACAAGAGGAGGAGTGGCAGAAATTACTCGATTAGGCATTGCTTTTTCTATAACTGCTCCCACTACTGGAACATTCTCTAAGAAATTGTTTTCATCAGAAACAACAACAGTTACTTTACCATTAGGAGTTAATTTAGCTACGTAGTTAACACCGCCTTCAGTAATTGCAGTTCCTTGGTACGAACCTGTTATATAAAAACCACCGTTCTTTTTAACATTCTTTAGTATTTCTGCGTCGGTTTTACCCATTGATGGATGAATGCTTATTTTGGAAGATTGTAGTCCTTCTAATATTTCAACATTTGAAGGGTTTTTGTCAGGACCTATGATTTTTTTTAAGTCAGTCATAGGCGACCCCTTTTTAGTAGCAAAGTCGTAAAGATGGTCTCCTGTTTGTCTTGACGTGGGTGATTTAATGTTAATAGTAGGAGAAGGAGCATCTGCAAGGCTTACACCACCTCTGCCTTTCCATACGTTACCTACGTGCTTACTAAAAAACTCAACGTCTTGTTTTGATACTTCTCCCAGTGAGTCTGCTTCTTTAATAAGACGACCGTACGCCTGTGGTGTGTACTCTACAGTGTCACTAAGATAACTAAGTCTCCTAATGAGATCCAGACCCGACTCTGAAGGGCCTTCAAACCCCACACGCCCCTGAGTCAAGAAACTTTGTTGTCCCTGTGATATAACTTTTGATGTGTCTCTTCCTGAAACACCCTTGGGTTTTTCTAGGGCTTCTCGTGCTACCTGTCTTGTTGTAGGGTCTACGCCTGTAGTAGCTAGTAGCGCTCTTCGTTCTGGCTCAAGGATGTTTAAAGTACCTTGTTTTGTGCCTTCTAATGCCCAAGCCGCAAAGTCCAACACCCTCCGTTTAAGCCGTTGTGCTTCTACTGGGTTCTTAAGAGCCCTAAGTTCGTTTGAAACCATTTTACCGTACTTAGGTATTAAGTCAAATCTCCTAGCGTACTTTTCTTTGTTTTCAAAAAAGTCAATATCTTTTTGTGTTGGGTCTGCGTCAATCTTTTTCCCTTTATTATATGTAACTTCTCCTGTTTCAGGATTTACAACTTTCTTACCCTTTGCAAACATAAGCTCCCCTGTTTCAGGGTTTACTTTTTGAGGCATGTCTGTAGGACCGTAGTTATTAGGTATGTAGTTTCTAGGGCCTGTTAAAAACCCTGTTTTCATAAGGTCAAAGTTGTCAATAACAGCGTCTGCTGCTTTGTTTATCATCTGTCCGCCCTTTTTAACAAGACCGGCACCAACAAAGTTTGCAGGAATTCTTGCTTCGTTTAAAGCAACATTAGGTAGAGCCATTAAGTCAACTTGTGTTTTACGAGGATCGGACATAGGTAGTCCTTCCGACCCAGCATAAACAGGAACATTAAGAGACCCTAAAATATCACTACCACCAACAGGACTGAACAACGATCCCACAGCTTGTCCCATCCTCTGAGTACGTTGTTGTTCAGCCTCACGTTGTTCTACGCTTCGACCTTCTCTTAACGCCCTGTTTAACTCAAGAATATCACTGCTCATTCTCAGGCTCCTCGTTGATGTTCGCAAGCATTTGAGCCAGCATAACTTTATCAGCCCTTAGTGTAGCCATTGTTTCTGTTGTTACGTTAGCGCCTTTAATCATTTTATCAGTAGCCCCTAATAACTCTCTGACAACTGCTTGTCTTCGTCTTTTACGAGTCATACGAGCCAAGCCCATTGCCGCCGCTCCTCCGCCAATAGCCGCACCTAATACCGGCATACCCCCCAATGCAGCACCGCCAGCAGCAGCAGTAGCACCAAGGGCTAAAGGAGTAGTTGGAAACCGGAGACCAGAGAAGTCCTCAATGCCTTTTACCGTACGTCCTAACATAGTCTGATTAATTGCCTTACCTGCTTTTACATCCAGTAAACCCTTGGCTCTAAACAGCATAGACATTCCGTTAATAAGTCTGTAGGCTTCGTCGTCAGGCATCAACTTAAGAAATGCTTGATTTAACTCGTCCCTTACGTACTTACCTGCTACTTCTTTTGCTCCTGCTAAATCAGGATTCTCAAGCCCTGCTGAAGCTTTCTTACGGAAAATCTGTTTGTCCAACGCACGACGCACCTCTAGGATGTCCCTCGCTGTAATTGTGCCGTTCTTAGCGGCCCTTTCTTCAAGACGTTTAACAGCCGTGTCAATAAACAGGTCTACTTTCTTCTGTGCGTCAGGCATTAACTCAACGTAGTCATCAAGATCATGGAACCCAGCCTTCAGGTCTTCTAAAGAAGTAGCTAAAGTTTGTACTTGTGTCTTAGGGTTCTTAGACCTTTTAATGTAACTCTGTAGGTCAGCCTCGTGTCTAGCCAACTGACTGTCCACAACCTTTGCATTTACAGCGGGGTTACGATCACCTTTGTAGTCTGGTAGAGTGTCCAGATAATCAATCACTATTTCTTCAGAAGGAGAGTGCATGTACACGTTACGATTCATAGCCCCTACAGGCTCTATAGTACCCGGAGCTTTAACGTAGTCTTCCGGTAGTAGGCTGTCTGCTATGGCTTTACGCTCTTCTGCTAATCGAGATTCTGTAGCTCTTTTAGTAGCCTCAACTGTTGCTGATCTAGGTACTCCCGGAACTTTAGGTAGTGCCATCTTAGCACCAGCACCTGCAATATTCAAAGCGGCTTCAGCAGTAGTAGCCGCCTCTGGGTACTGTTGCGCTAATTGACCTACCTTTTCCATACCACTTTGTAACATAGAGCCTTCGTACGCTTCAGATATACCACGTTGTACAGGCTCAGGAGTATACCTACGGTAGGCTTCTCCTGCTACTTCGCCTAATGTTTCTCCAGCAGCGCCTACACCAGCAGCAATGCTAGTACCAACACGGAATTTACCGGGGAGTTGCTCCGTGTCTCCAGCAAGACCTCTGTAACGCTCACGAGTCTCTTTGAATCGCTCTGGTGTTTCTTCTACCATACCCCTCATGCTTTCAGGCTCACGAGGACGTGGAGGAGTTACAGTAAAAGTTTCTCCTCCGACAACACCAATAACTTCTCCTGTTTGTGGATTAGTAGCAGTTTTGAGCGGCAACCATTGTTCACCGTCCCAATACACTTTTTTGCCTGTTTGTGGATTAGTTGCTGTCTGCATGATTATTGATCCAATTCAAAACCTTCGGGAAGTACTGCTGCTGCTTCTTCGTCTTCTTTCTGCTTAGATTTAGGTATGCTGTATTCAGGGAAACCTGAAAGAACACTTTCTAAGTTTGCATCGGAATATCCTTTACGTATTGTATTATAATCTTCAATGCTTTGTACCATGCCTTCACGTCTAATGTTTAAAAGTTTAATTAAAGCTTCTGCTTGAACTCTTATGTCTCCACCAACCATGTTTTGAGTATACTCTCTATCGGCGTCAGTGATGCTTGATCCTGAACCAAACGCTTTAATTTCTTGTTTAACCAGTTCTGCTACTTCTTGCATATAGTTTTGCGCGTCTACTAATTGTGGATCATAAGGCATACCAATAGCCTGACCAATTTGTCTTAAAGTAACTTCAAGATTAGCGGCTATTCCGGTAGGTATACCTCCTTCAACTCTTGCTAACTGCCTGTCAATAGCGTCTAGAGTTCGTACCGCGCCTTTTGCTTTGTCACCCATTTTAATAAAGTTGTCTACACCTGCTTTAGCCAATGCTTGTTTTTGTTCTCTATTAGTGTTGTCAATAATTTCCTGAGCTTGTGGAGCCTTGCGTACCAACTGAAGATCACTGGCTTTAACATACGTGTTAGTTTGATCGTTATAGACTAAACCAAAGTCGTTTACGTTGACAGCTTTAATATTTCCTTCGGCGTCCTGCCAAGCCTCTAGTTTACCTGTGCGGCCTTTAAGCAAAGCATCTGCTTCTTCTTTAGAAAGAGTACCCATAGCAGTAATTTGAGGAGCAGTAAACCCAGCCATTTTTAGTCTTGCTTTAATAACGGCAGGGTTGTCTAAAGGTAACTGCTCAATTTGAAACTCTCGAATATCATCATTAATTGCTCTTAACTCGTCCATGTCTTGAGTTGCTCGTGCTGCTGCTGCTTGGCTCACAAGATTTGCTTTTTCTGCTGCAACTGCTACTTTTTCTTGAAAAGCACTTAGTTGTGTTTGGGCAGCAACCTGCGCTCCTAACTGACGTGCTGCTTGTTCATACTTCACAGCATTTTCAACGTCGCCTTCTTTACGGTAAAACGCAGCTAAATTAATAAGACCTTGAGGCGAGTTTGTATCGATTTTAGATATTTGCTGCGCTCTTTCTCTTTGCTCCATCTGTACATTTGCTTTTTGTGCTGCTTGAGCAAACTGTTGTGACTCTTTAGTGTAACCTAAAGCAGCCAACTGTTGTGCAACACGAGACAGGTTAGTAGGGTCTCTTTGAGCCATAGCAGCCTGACCCATTTTCATGATTTCGTTAAATTGTTCTTGCTTTTGTTTCTGCTTCATCTGACCCGGAACACCACCAATAGCAGCACCAAGGTCAAACATGCCTTGTGACATTGCGGGTCTTGCTAAACCTGCAAGCACTTGTTCTGAAATTCTAGCCATGATAATATTCCTTTTTAACTAAAGAGGCCTCTGGTAGCCTGTGACGCAACACTAGTACCGAAGCCACCTGCAATGTTAGCTTGTCCCAAAGCAGACGACAACAACGCATTAATACCGGAAGCGTACGTTTCTCCGTACGACTTAGCCTGTTCAGACATTGCTGCACGACGTTGTTCTGCTGCTGTCATTCCGGGAGTTATGGCACTCAACAACTGTGCTTGTGGAACGTAACTAGCGCCTAACATCCCTGTCCCAAGTTGTCCGTACCTAGACTGCTCCTGTCCTGCAAACTGCATAGCGTTAAGCATAGCTGTATTACGGGCCTCTTCCTGAGCTTTAGCCAACACCAGTGCGTCAGGAGTACCACCAAACTGGGCTGTCTGAGTACCAAGGCGTCCCTGTGCAGCCAGACGCTGCTCAAGTGCTAGACGTTGTCGTTCTTCTTCAGGCGACATAGCCGTACGCATACGTTGGTATACTTCCTGCTCACGTTCTGCTATGGGCATTGCTGACTGGTCAAACAACATACCAGCTTGTTCAAACCGACGACGTTGAAACTCTTGCTCTTCTGGAGACATCGTAAGGTTATACTGCATTTGACCTGTAGTTGGGTCTTGAGCCATCCCAAACTGACCGCCAGTAGCTGACGTTACTGTGTAAGGCTGGAACTCAAGCATTCCTGAGATGTCTTGAGCCAACGACGGCTGGCCTTCGTAACCTGTGGCAAAGCGTTGCATTGCTTCTTCGCCAATGTCACCTAAGTCTTCGTAGCCTTTATAAGCTAATGCAGCACCCGCTGCAGCAGCGCCACCGCCTAACAAATAATCTAATGGATCTGGCATTAGTAAGTACCTCCGTCAATAGTTCCTGTTGACAGCGTACCGTTAAATGTTAATGCAGGTATTGTTACTGTCCCTGTGAATGTTGGTGATGCTGTGTCTGCCTTCGTAGCAATAGCTGTAGAGATAGCGTCAAACTCCGTCTCAAACTCAGCGCCTTTTATGATTTTACCGCTGTCTCCAGAAGGTAGACTGTCCTTAGCGGCAAAGTCAGTAGTTTTACTGTAGTTGCTCATAGTACTTTACCCTTTAAAACTAATACGTTAATTTCTTGAAGAGACAATGCAAAACCATTAATGTCTGCCTCCAGACCTATGTTAATAACTCCGCCACCGCCAGTAGCGTTGACTGCCCTACGTGACGTTAGTTCACCGCCGGTAAACTCCCCCACGTTGAACTCGCCTTCGTTGTAGAAAGCAGGTTGTTGGTTGCCCACAGTAAACTCTGCAGTTCTGTAGAACGTGTTAAAGTCATAGGCCCACTTAAGAAACACCGTAGCACTATTAGCGCCTACTAATGTTGGCCTGATCTTCTTAACCCTTTTTAGCAGCGACGGGTCACCAAAGGTCAGCCCCGGACTGTAATACTTAAACCTGTACTTTGTTCCGTTGTCGCTGTAACCCGTGTACTCGCTAATACCTTCTGTAGTGCCTATGTACAGCTTACCGTTCTCAAGCCTACCATAGGATGTAAAACCTGTGCCGGGCCAACGTGTAACACGGTACGACTGGTCTTCTACAGTACCTCTTACGTCAAAGCAATAGGTTACGTCCTGACCTACAAAGGTTAATAAGTAAAAACCTTCTTCTGGGCTATAGACAGTTCTATAAAAAGAAATTTCGTTTTGCAGTAGGTTTATAATGTCTTTAGTAATGCTGTTAGACAGACTGCCAATAGGCATTGACTTTTCTTGTATTGTCCTACCAAAGCTCTTTAGCCCTGTATGTGACAAAAACAGTACGTCAGTTCCTGTGTACTGTACAGTGTCACGGTCAACGCAACCGACTCCTGCTACAGTGTCTGCTAAAGACATTTCTGCAGGGGCTTCAGCATTTTGATAGACAACAATACTGTGCTTACCAAAGATAATTAAAGAGCCGTTGTGTGCCGCTAACGCTACAATTTCGTCATGACCATCAGGCCATACTTTAGAAATGTCAATAGAACCACTAGTACCGCCGGACCAGTCGTGGCCTATTAAAAGATCAGACCAATAGATAGTAGACTTATTAGCACCAAAGTCTGCTGTCCAAAGCCTCCCATAGGCCGCTAAGACTTCATTACCGTACATAGCACTAGTAACGCCAGCCGCACCAGAAACGCTACTGAGCGTGATTACAGAGCCTCCTGCGTTGTCATAAACTAAAGGTTGAAAACTACGCTGAAAGAAATAGATTTTGTCGTTGAAATTAACCATCTTCCAGTTGTCAGCATTAATTGTATAACTACCGGGAGTTTCATCAGCTAAAGTTGTAGTACCGCTAAGGATTTTGTTATTGCCTACAGAAAAAATCTTAGTGTTTCCGGCGTCGTCTTTAAATTCCTTAATGGCCCGAAGAGCAGCCGTGCCTAGTGCAGTTTTGTTTGTTGTGATGACGTTATGACCTTTACGTGCAGCAATACGTCCACGCTTGTCAACCACAGCGTTGTCTGCAATTTCAGCGTAGGAAGGATCTTGCGCCAACGGAGAATCTTCTGTATTGATTCCCTTAAAGGCCGGTGCAACAAGATTAATACTGTTAAGTTGTTGTGCCATAGTTTACCTCAAGGGGTATAGAAGATTGTTTCTTCTGGGTGCTTCTGAGCGTCTAAGGCAATAGCGTCAGACATATAGTTTTCAGCAATCTTAAAATACTCAGGAGCAGACGTACCGCCAGTCTCCCCTCGTTCACGGGCTAACAGAGCAATAGCTAAGTGCAACACAGGCATTGTTGGTATCACAAGTCGGTCGTCGTTAGCAGACAAATCAGCAGTTCTTTTTACACAGTTAAACCGAATAGTATATGCCTTGTCGGGAATTGGGTATATATCAATCTGAGTGTCACCGTCACTATCAACACCGTTATAAGTGTAGTACTTAGGAGCACTCTTGCGAGCGTCAGAAATCAAGTAAGCTTCGTCAAAGAACGTCGCTGTTTGGTACTCCATAAACAAATTAGCGGTATCATTAATGACGTTTAAAGCTTTAATCCTGTTTTGACTACCGGTTAGTACGTAGTTAAAAACGTCAGCAGTGGTCGTTATTGTTAGCGTAGTACGCAACGCCGACCAGTCCCAAGAGTCCTCTATAGTTCTCTTAGCGTCGTTGACAAAGTCCCCTACCATTTTACTGTAGGTGCTTTCCTGCACAGACGTTACTTCATCTTCACGAAGACGACGCAGTACGTTATTTACTAAGTTTAAATACGTCATGATATTCCTTTATAAAATTCAGCAAGCATTCCGTCTAAAGCAACCATATAGTCTTTCTTTGGTGGTAAAATCATTTGCGCCTGTTGTAGTCCTAAGCCACCTACAGGAACAGCTACTTGAGATGTCCCTCCTCCAGTAAACATGCCCCCACCTCCGCCACCACCGTCATCAGTGTCATCAGTGTCATCAGTGTCGTCTGGGCCTCCTACTTCTGGATCAGGCTCATCAGATGGACCACCCCCAGTTTCTGGAGTAGTTCCGTCTCCGCCAGTACCTGCTCCACCTCCAGTTTCTGGAGTAGTAACATCAGTGTCTGGAGTAGTGCCTCCAGTTTCTGGAGTAGTAACATCAGTGTCTGGAGTAGTGCCTCCAGTTTCTGGAGTAGTAACATCAGTGTCTGGAGTAGTGCCTCCAGTTTCTGGAGTAGTAACATCAGTGTCTGGAGTAGTGCCTCCAGTTTCTGGAGTAGTAACATCAGTTTCTGGAGTAGTAACATCAGTGTCTGGAGTAGTGCCTCCAGTTTCTGGAGTAGTGCCTCCAGTTTCTGGAGTAGTGCCTCCAGTTT